AGATCCCGTCGTCCAGCGCCAGCCGGATGCCGATCTCGTATGCTTCGATCAAGCGAAGGCTCCCTTCACGGCCGCCCGCAGCGCGGCGGCGACGGCGTCCGCCACGTCGGTCGCGATCTCGGGCGCAGCCGCCGTCGCAGCCGGGGCCAGGAAGGGCCGCGGCGGATCGTGCCGCGTGCCGAGCTCCTGGTCGACCGCGACCGGATCGGCGGATCCGACCGCCGCCTCCCCCGCGTCGACCGAGAAGTCGATGCCGTCGCGCAGCGCTCCCGTCCGCCGCCAGGGCGCGCTGTGATCGTCTCCGGGCTCCGCCGACAGGGTCCGCCGCACATCGTCCCGCAGCCGCTCGGCGCCGCGCTCGAGCGCATCCTGTTGAACCTGCGCGAGGTCGAGCCCCTCCAGCCGCGCGATCGCCGCTCGCAGCTGCGCGGACAGGTCCGACATCTTGCCTACGAACCCTTCCAAGTCATCGACGCCCAATCGAACGCGCGGCCGTCGAGCGTCCCCAGGATCACCACGCAGGCCAGACGCTCCGCCTGAGGCAGGCTGAACGCGACGTCGAACGGCACCCCGTTCCGAACCAGATACAAGCAGTCGATCAGATCGGGGTGCCGGCTCAGTTTCCCGCTTGGGTTCTCGCCTCGCTCAGGCCGGTCGCGACCGGGTCCGCGTGCAGCGCCTTGGCCACCGCAGAGATGCCCGCATCCCCCAAGCGGGACACCAGGCTCTCGATCTGCTGCTCGTTCACGGGGGCGGGCACCGGCACCTCGTCGATCGCGGTCACCGAGCACGCCAGCGACGCCATGCCCAGCCAGTACTCGTTCTGCGCGAGCGTCGGCCCCGCGGCCTTGAACAGGCGAAGCCGGTCCAGCGCGTCCATCCGGCGCAGCTGCAGCGTCCGGCCGGCGGCGTCGGTCACGCTGCGCTGATCGATCGCCGCGGCGACGATCCGTTCCGACGGAGAGCGGTGCTGCATCAGACCCGCCTCCTGCGCGACGCGAAGAACTCCAGCTTCTGCTTCACGCTCTGATCGCCCTTCCACTGGCCGGCCCCGGTCAGCTTGAAGACCACGCCGTCGTACTGATAGGTGGACACGGAACCGTCCGTCTCGGTGACGTATTGGTAAAGCGTGCCCGGCGGCACCGGGCCCTGCGCGAAGTACGCCGCCTCGGCCGCGGCGATGAAGTCGTCCACCGCGGACGTCCCGCGCTCCACCTCGAAGCTGCCGTCCCAGCCCTTCGGCAGCTCGGCCGCGATCTGCGTGCCGTCCAGCTTGTCGACGCGGATCGGCCGCGTCATCTGCCGGCTCTCGAACGACGTCACATGCGACAGATCGACGCGCCCTGCCGGTCCGATCACGACGAGCTGGGTGTCGCGGCCAAGCGAGAAAGTCGTGTTCGACATCAGCGTCTCTCCTTAAGAGGTCTGGCCGCTGGGCAGCGTCTGGCGGGAGACCTGCACGGTCTGGCCGCCCTCGAGGTTCACGATGAACTTCTCGTTGATCGCCTGGAACTGCACCTGCGCGTCCGACTGCACGTAGCCGAGCGACGTCCGGGCGATCGGATTGTTGGACGTGTCGCAGATCACGCTGAACGGCAGCGTGCCGTCGAGGCTCCCGAGCAGCCCCTGGCCGAGCATGTTCTGCAGGAAGCTCAGCTGCGTCGCGCGCACCCGCCTGAACAGGTCGGCGTTGATCAGCTGGCCGACGTACAGCCCCATGCCGGTCGACAGCGTGGCGGCGATGTAGTTGGTGAGGCGCGTGTAGTTGTCGCCGTTCGTCGCCGCGTCGCTCGACGAGTTGTGCCCGCCGCGGACGCCCCAGAAGGAGCCGCCGGGCTGCGGGTTGGCGATCACGTCGATCCCTGCGCCCAGCAGCGCCGTGAGCTCCGCGGACGAGTAGGACGTCGTCTGTCCCGACCCGGGGGCGCCGGACTTCTGGCTGCCGATCACGCCGTACAGCTGCTTGTTCAGGCTCGACTGCTCAGGCGAGAGGTTCGAGAGCCGACCCGCGACGAAGCCCTGCGGAGAGACGAGGCGCACCGAGCCGTTCACCTGGTCGGACCACCACAGCCAGTCCCCGAACATCAGTTTCGCGGCGTAGCTGTCCAGGCCGGCCGTCTGCTTCGTCGACACCGCGTTGGCGATGCTGTCGCCGCTCGGTCCCGTCAGCAGCATGTAGACGCCTTCGGACAGCCCGAACCCGGCCTGCACCGTCCACTGCGTCGGGTCGTCGCAGTCGGTCAGCAGACCGATGCCGCAGCCCTGCCCGCGCAGCGCGTACATCCCGCTCCGCGGCAGCGCGTCGACGCCCACCAGAGTTGCCGCGTTGACCCCGGCGACGCCGTCGGTCCCGCCTTGGAAGGGGTAGCCCATCGTCACGGGCGCCACGCTCACCTGCGTGCCGAGCCCGCCTTGCGCCGTCACGAGCTGCGACGGCCCGCGCTGGATGCTGACGCCGCCGTTCACCCCCGCCACGAGGTTGTCCCAGAAATGGACGCCGCTGCCGGAGACGCCGTCGAAGACCTCCGGCTCCAGCCCCGGCAAGGTGATCGTGAGCTGCCAGGTCCCGCTCTTCGAACCCGGAGCGAGGAAGACCTGCAGCTGGTTGCCGAGCGAGCCCGGGTAGGCCGCGGTCAGCGCCATCGCGAAGTCGCTGCCCGACGAGCCCTGCACCAGGGTCTGCGACGACAGCTCGGTGCCGTCCGTCACCCGCACGCATCGAAAGCTCTGCGCGCCCTGCTGGACGGCCGTGGCCACCTGCGTGCCCATGTCGTACTTGCGGGCGATCACCGGACCGAACTGGCGCGCGTAGTCCGCCATCGTCGCCACGATCACCGGCTGGCCCACCGGCCCCCAGCTCGCCGCGCCGACGACGCCCACGACGTTCGTCGGCACGCCGTTCAGCACCAGGTTCTGCGGCGGCACGATCTGGACGTACAGGTCCGGAACGACGAGCGCCGTCGTGTTCAAGCTGCCTTGCTGGACGATCGGCATGCGTCAGACCCCCTCTGCAAGCGCAGTCTTGGCCGGCGGCGCAGGATCGGCGCCGACCCGCACCACGTCGAACCTGTTCTCGCCCGCGAGGATCGCGGAGGCGCGGGCCGGATCGGTGATCAGGGCGCCGCGGGCGAGGCCGCCGAACGGCCGCACCACGACCAGGTTGGTGTTCATGGAACCTCCACGTGTCAGCCGATGAAACTAAGCGCGTTGAGCAAGCCGTCGCCGAACAGCATCGCGGGCTGCTCCTGGGTCAGCGTCGTCGCGTACTCGACGCTGTATGTCAGGTCCCGGCGATACAGCTGCGCGTCCTCGGCCCGATCGACGACGCTCGAGCCAGCGAACCGCACCCGCGCCTGAGAACCGTCGGGCAGCGGCATGAACATGACCTGGGCCATCGCCACGTCGACGATCGAGGCGACCTGGTCGCGCAGCGCCGGCGTCGGACACCAGCACGTCACGCGAAAATCCTGCACCTGCCGCCGCACCTCGCTCAGCCCCTCCGCGCCGGCCACGACGCGCGCCGAGAACTGCGCCGCGCCCGGCACGAAGACGCTGGTCCCGCTCAGCTGCGCGATCCGACCCACCCGCACCTGCGCCGCGAGCTGCGCGGCCACGAGGGCGGGAGAGTCCCCCGCGACGGTGGCGTAGGCGAACGTCTGCCCGTCGACGATCAGCCCGGCGATCTGGCCCGGATCAGCCGACCCGCCGAAGGTCGCGGCGAGCCCGGTCACGGACACCTCGAGCGTCGGGACCTGCTGCGCGGCGGTGAACCACGCGACCGGATAGCGCGTCGTGTTGCGCAGCGGGCCGCCCGCCGGGAAGATCGTGACGTTGACCCAGCCCGCTGCAAGATCTGCGTCGAGCGCGGCCGCGTTCGGCCAGCCGCGATAGATGCGGCACAGCGACCCCGCGAGGCTCGGCTGGTCGCTGCCCTGCGGATACAGCGCGCCGGCGACGAGGCTCGCCAGCTGCGTCTCGACGTCCGACTGGTCCGCCATCAGGTGGTCACCTGCCGCACCGCGACGCGCCAGCCGAGCTCGGTGAGCTCCGCTCCCGCCACGATCGCGGTGCGCCCCAGATCGTCCTGCATCAGGTCGGCGGGCCGCAGCGAAACGCCGGCGGCCGCAGGCAGCAGCACGCTCCAGAACGGCACCGACGCGTCGCCCGGCAGCTCCGAGATCGGGTGGCGGCCGGCGGAGGCGACCAGCACGCTCGCCGGCCAGCCCGTCAGCAGCGGCAGCAGCGTCGCGCGGTCCGCGCCCCCGTACGTGTTCAGCCCGCTCAGCGCCGGCGCCGCGGGCCGCAGGAAGCTCACCGTCCGGTTCGTCCGCACGCACAGCGCGGGCAGCAGGCTCGGCTGGCCGGCGATGAACCACACGCTGTCAGCCCGCACGAGATAGTCGCCGGGTCGCGTGTAGGCGGTGTCGAACACGCCGTACGACAACGCCTCGCCATAGCCGACGGGACGCGAGAATTTGCCGTCCACGTCGGCGAAAACGGTCGGCAGCCGCAGATATCGATTGACCGGATCGAGCGGCAGGGCGGGGCCCGTCGGCCGCATCGCGTCCGTGGTCAGCCCGATCGCGCGCGCCGCGGAGCCGAGCCCGCGGCTGATCAGGTCCTGCCGCAGGTAACCGACGTCGGTCGGGACCGGTGCGCGCACTCAGACCACCAGCGAGACGCCGGCGTCGCGCAGCGCCGGGCCGGGCGGCACGCCGAGGAAGCCGCACAGGCGGCGGCGCCAGTCGTCGAGCACGGACTGACGGTCCCTGATCTCGTCGACGTTGCGGGTCCACACCGCCGCCTGCGCGGTGTCCAGGTTCACGGCTGCGGCCGGGATCGCGGCCTCCAGGTTGGCGAGCGTCGCGAGATACGTCCGCACGACGGCGATCTCGGCGTCCGCAAGGTTCGTCAGCCGGTACTCGAGCAGACCGTACGCCTGGAAGAACCTCCAGCCCTGGAACCCGGCAGCCCCCGCGCCGTACGCCGGATAGCCGCAGAAGCGGCGCGCGTCGGTCCGCTCGGCGTCGGTGAACGGCAGCATCAGATGCTCGATCCGCCGCCGAGGGTGAAGTACACCGGCCCGCTGCCCGCCGTCAGCACCGCGGCCGCATGCGTGATCAGCGCGTTCACGCCCAGCAGCACCCGGCTGTTCGCCAGCACCGGCGTGTCGCCCGGGCCCGCCGCGACCGAGGCCGCGGCCCCGAACCGCACGAAGGCCACCGAGCCGCTCGCGTTGGTGACGAGCACCGTGTCGCCGGCCCCTGCCAGCTTCA